TCGTCCCCAAAAAGGCAATCGAGAGCATGCTGGAACGACCTGTCGCCAGCATCGCCGCGACAGACCCTGACCACATGCCAGCGTGATTGGAGACATGCACCCTTGCCTGGCGGAACTTGTCAGCAGGAGCTCTCCGCAGAGCAACAGGGGCGTGCAATGACTATGCCCGACGACGACCTGACCGCAGACGAGAAGCAGGCTCTCATCAACCACTGGCTGGCCAGAGGCAAGCCGTGCCTCAAATTCGGAAACGGAGACTACATCTTCAACCTGCAAGCTTTTTTTCAGTGCACTGACCCGTTCGTCGTCGAACGGTGCCGCAGGCGCACCCGCCCGCTCCGCCACCTTCTCGCCCGCTGGAACAACAACCGCACGGAGGTACCAAATGAAAGTGAAACTACTGAAGTACGCCCTGGAGAACAAAAAACATAGCCTGGCCGCCCACGCTCTGGTCTACGCCATGGTAAAGGTCAAGGTTGAGGAAAATGGCAAAAAGAGGCGCCCCCAAAGGCAATCAAAACGCTCGTAAGCACGGCTTCTACAGCCGGGCACTCACCGAGGCTGAAAAGGTTGATCTCGAGGAAGCGTCCCTCATTGAAGGCATTGACCAGGAGATCGCCTTCCTCCGGATGAAGCTTAAGGAACTGGCGGAGAACTCCCCCGAGCGCATCGACCTTCACTTCGAAGCGGCCAACACCATAGCCCGCCTCATCAGGACTCGGTACCAGATATCAAAGGCACAGAAGAAGTCGCTGAAGGAAGCCATCCACAAGGTTCTGTCGGAGGTAGCTCTGCCCCTCGGCGTCGGCATAGGAACAGGAATAGCCAAGAGATGAAACTCAGACCGTACCAACAGGAGGTAGCCAGGGCAGTCCTGGATAGCATCCAGAGCAATAGAGGCCTTACCTTATCGGTGGAGATCGCCAGGCAGGGAGGCAAGAACGAGCTCTCAGCTCACCTGGAAGTCCTACTACTGACGCTCTTCATGTCCACAGGCGGCAGCCTGGTCAAATGCTCACCGACCTTCAAGCCCCAGACGGTTATATCGATCGCCAGGCTCAAGGACAGGCTTGACGAGTTCGGCTACGACCGCCTTTACCGTACGGAGATGGGGTACATCATCTGCCTGGGAACCGCCAGGGCCGTATTCCTCTCCGCCGAGGAACACGCCTCCGTCGTTGGACACACCGCTGACATTCTCCTCGAGATCGACGAGTCGCAGGACGTCAGCAAGGAGAAGTACACCAAGGAGTTCCGCCCCATGGGCTCATCTACCAACGTCACCACCGTCCACTATGGTACCACCTGGGACGATTCTACCCTGCTGGAAGAGGTCAAGCAGCTCAACCTCGAGATGGAAAAGAAGGACGGCATTAAACGGCACTTCCGCTACGACTGGCAGGAGGTGGCCAGGCATAACCCCGACTACCAAGCCTACGTAGAGGGGGAGCGAGCCAGGCTGGGCGAGGACCACCCCCTGTTTCGCACCCAGTACCTTCTATTGCCCATTAAGGGAGGGGGAGGATTCCTAATCCGGCAGCAAATCCTGAGCATGCTCGGCAACCATCCCAGGCTAAACGAACCGGACGACGCAAAGACCTACATCGCCGGCATCGACCTGGCTGGTGAGAGGGAGGAGACCAGAGAGCAAGCCCTCACAGCCAGCCGACAGAAGCTGGACTCCACTGTCATCACCATCGCTGAAATCGACACCATCCAGCGGCCCACCTCCACCTTGGCCGAGCTGGTCATTAAGGTTGTCGAGCACTACCAGTGGACGGGCACACCGCACAGCCAGCTCTATCCTCTCATAGTAGAGACCCTCAGGAAGTGGCAATGCCAGAAGGTACTGGTCGATGCCACAGGAATCGGACAGCCAGTTGCCAGCTTCCTCCGAAAAGAGCTTGGCAGCAGGATCATCCCGTTTACCTTCACCCAGAAAACCAAGAGCGACATGGGATTCGAGCTACTCTCCCTCGTCAACAGCGGCCGCCTCAGGCTCTACTATCAGGACGGCTCGAATGAGTACCGGGAGTTGCTAACGCAGCTCGAAAAAGCCCGCTCACAATACCGACCCAACCAGACCATGAACTTCTACGTCGATCCCCAGGAAGGACACGACGATTTCCTGATGAGCCTCGCCCTCGTAGCCGAGGCCGCCAGGGACTTCACCCCCAGGGCAGCCAAAGGAGGCCTCAGAGATGAATGAATTCACCCCATCCCAACTAAACCGCATGGACACCGCCCGCCTGGCGGCATACCGCACCAATTTGGATTTCTACAACGGCAGCCAGTGGCAGCAGACATCACGCCACCGCCAGCTTGTATTCAATTACGCCAAAGTCTCCATAGATAAGGTCACCAGCTTCTTAATGCAAGGACTCAGCTCCGCCTGCTACCCCACCGAAGACACCGACGAGCTAAAAGCCCGGGTCCGCAAGGCGGAACAGCTCCTCCACCAGGTATACGGCCAGAACAACCTGCAACAGCTCGATTACGAGACAGAGATCGACGCCGCCATCCTGGGAGATGGATGCTATAAGGTGATATGGGACCCCGACGACAACCGAATACGCATCACGGCCCCCGACGTGTCGGGCATCTTCGCCTGGTGGCTGGGAGACGACACAACGAGAGTCTGGAGAGTAGCCTCCCGATACACCCTCACCAAGGACGAAATCTCTATCCTCTATCGCCAGGCAATCCCCAACAACCAGGCCACCATGACCGAGCTCTGGACCCCCAAGGATTTTCAGCTCTACCTGGACAGCGACCTTATACAGTCCAAGCCCAACCCCTACGGCTTTATCCCATTCATCATCTTCCCCAACGTCAAGAGGCCCAAACAGTTCTGGGGAGACTCGGACATCCCGATCCTGATCCAGCCCCAGAGGGAGCTCAACAGAGCCCTCTCCCAGCTCTCCCGGATCCTGGAGCTCTCCGGGAACCCCATCGCAGTCCTGGAGAACGTGGCATCCGCCGAGGACATCAAGGTCCAGCCCGGCGCCCTGTGGACGATACCCGAGGACGCTAAGGCCTATCTCCTCGACCTGCTGCAGGGCGGCGGAGTCAGACTCCACGTAGACTACATCGACCAGCTCTACCGCTCCCTGCACGACATCTCAGAGATGCCCAGGGCAGCCTGGGGAGGCATCGAGAGAGACCTCTCAGGCACAGCTCTACGCATCGAGCTCAGCAGCCTTATACAGAAGGTGGTACGGAAACGCACCATCCGGGGCAACGCCTACCACCAGCGAAACGACATGATATTGAACCTCGCCAACAAGTACCTGGGCGAGAACTTCGAAGGAGTAAATCACCGGGTCGTCTGGGGCAACATCCTGCCCCAGGACGTCACCAGTCAGGCCGTCAACGAGCAGGTCCTGGTCCAGGCCGGAGTCCACAGCAGAAGGACGGCCATGGACGAAATGGGGATCCAGGACCCCGACCAGGAGTTCGCTCGCTGGCTTGAAGAAAGACAGAAGATCCTGGAAATGAATCAGGAGTTCAGGGCACAGTCCACACGTGGCGGAGCGAGAGAGAGAGCGATAGCCGCGGAAATGGAAGCGCCTGAGTAATAACTCACAAAGGAGACCTATGCCAGAGGAACCAGAAAACAAAGAAGAACAACAGGAGACCCCAGGGCCCACCAACGAAAGCGAAAGCAATCCAGGCGGAGCCCCGGAGTCCAACGGAGCAGCCACTCCCGAGGACCTGCAGGTGATCAAGGCCGAGCTAGAGGAAGAACGCCAGGCTAAGACAGCCGCACAAGCGGCCCTGGCCCAGAAGGACACCTTGATCGCCGAGCTGGAGGCCACGCTACACGACGCCGACGAGAACTTCGCATCCCTCAACACCCAGGTGAGCCAGCTCAAGGAAGCCCACACCCAGGCCGTGGCCAAGTACCTCGATGCCGTCAAGCTGGCCAACCCCACGCTGCCAGGCGACGTCATCGTCGGCAGCACCATCGAGGAGATCGACGCCGCCCTGGCGAAGGCCGTCACCATCGCCGGCGCCGTCAAGGCCAGCCTGGAGGCCGAAGCCAAACAGGCCAGGGTTCCGGCCGGAGCTCCCCCCAGGGGAGAGATCTCCCTGGACGGCCTATCCCCCAGGGAGAAGATCGTCGCAGGAATTCAGCAAAAAGGAGGAACTAGCTAGCCATGTCGATAACCCTAACCGAAGCATCTAAGCTCGCCACCGATGTCCTCTTGAAGGGCATCATCGAGACCATAGTCAAGGACAGCCCCATCCTGGAGAAGCTGCCCTTCATTCAGATCACCGGCAATAGCCTAAAGTACAACCGGGAGAAGACCCTTCCCACCGCCGCCTGGTACGCACCGGTCACCGGCACCTGGGCAGCCAGCCCGCCCACGTTCGAGCAGTGCTCGGCCTCCCTGTGCGTCCTGGGAGTGGACGCCGACGTGGACAACTTTCTTAAGTCCACGAGGTCCAACGTTCAGGACCTTGAGGCAGCCTGCATAGAGCTGGCCGCCAAGTCGGTCAGGCAGGAGTTCGAGAACGTGTTCTTGAACGGCAGCGGCAGCAGCGACCAGCCCACAGGCCTTTATCTCATCCTCAAAGGCACAGCCTGGCAGGCCAGCCACGCCTACGTCCTGGGAGACGTGGTAGTGCCTACCGCCGGCCTGGAGAACGGGTTCCGTTACGAATGCACCACCGCCGGCACGTCGGGCGGATCAGCTCCCACCTGGTCCACCGTCGAGGGAGGCACCACCACGGACAACACCGTCACCTGGACCACCCGCTTCGGCGGCCACCAGGGGTCCGGCGCCAACGGAGCCACCCTGGCCCTGGACAAGATCGACACCCTCATCGACCTGGTCAGGGGCGGCAAGCCCGATATCCTGCTAATGAGCCGCAGGACCAGAAGGAAGATCGTGGCCCTGTGCCGTGCTTCCGGCCAGAACCTCTTGATCGGAGAAGGCAAAGCCGGCGAAGTCATTGAGTACTACAACGGCATCCCTGTGGCCATCTCGGACTGGGTCAAGGACAACTACACCGTAGGCTCCTCAACCGACTGCTCCGCCATCTTCGCCTTCCAGATGGGAGAGGGCGCAGTGGCCGGCCTCACCAGCCCGGAGATGCTGCAGATCGAGCGCCTGGGCTCCCTCGAGACCAAGGACGCCGCACGTACCCGCATAAAGTGGTACGTCAGCATGGCCGACTTCTCCTATGTCAAGGCCGCCATGCTCACAGGAGTGCGAAACTAGAGAAGGTGGAGCACACCGCACTTCTCACTCCTACAGGAAAACCCAACGGGGAGGGGGAAGGTCGACTCCCTCCCCAGGGTGAGGTGAAACTATGACACTAACCGAATTCGTAGCCAGGGTCCGGGAGGACCTCAAGGACACCGACAGCCAGAACTACATCTGGACCGACGATGAGGTGGAAGGAGCCATCCTCAGAGTAGTGGACCAGTACTCGCTCCGCGCACCCATCCAGCAGCAGACCGATATCACCAGCAGCGACGGAGACACAGAGCTGGATATATCAGGCCTCACCGGCATACTCCAGATCGAGAGTGTGGAGTTCCCCATCGGAGAGACACCCAAGCACCTCCAGCACTTCGCCCACTGGGCCACCCTCCTCTACATGCAGGACGAAGGAGACGGCACCGACGCCCGCGTAAGATGGCTCAAGAAGCACACCGTCGGAGCGTCCAGCACCATCCCAACCGAGCACGACGAGATCATAGTCCTCGGCGCGACAGGCTACGTAGCCATGTCGGCCTCGGCCTACACA